CGCGGCGGTGGTGCTGCCGCCATGCCAGGTGAGCATGAGTGTGGATGTGACGATGAGGGCGACCACCGCGAGGGCGAATTTGATGCGGCGGCGCGGGTAGTTCGGCTTCTGCCGCTTCTTCATTGCTTGCATGTCTTCAAGCCAGTAATCATGGTCAGTCATCGTTACCGTCTCCCGTGTTCACTCGCTTTAACGGGAAAGCTTCAGGCGGGAGCGTTTCGCAGACAGTCGGCCACTTCACATACGGTCTATTGCCATTCCAGATGGGATTAGCCGAGTCATCCCATGTGCGCGCCGACCAGTCATCATCGATGTCCTTATGCAGGAGCAGACCATCATTCGCGGTGACATAGAAGCCCTGCTCCTTCGGCTCTTCGGGCAGTAGCTTTTCATACACTTTGACGAGTGATGCGACCTGTGCGACCAGACCGCGCACGGTATTCCAATCGTCTCCGTCGCTTGCGGTCTTCAACTTATCGAAAAGCTGGTCAAGCTTCACCAAAACACTGTCATTCATTCCAATCAAATCCTTTCGTCGGTTCCAAGCCTGTCGGCCTGAAACAATGTCTTCCATGCGTCAGAAACGTTTCCGCAAGCCCATAGGAAACAAGCTTGCGCAAACTTCTGTAGACAACGCTCTGAGCCAATTGCAGGTCTTCCGCAATCCGATACGAACTGGTACTGAAACCGGCCTCGTATTTCGTGCGAAGCGACTCGAACACCCGCTGCAATACCGGCTTGTCCCGCTGATAGTCACGTTTGGTCTTACGTCTGACCCGTTCAATCCAACCCGCGTTGGCGGCAAGCATGGCATCCAAGTCAATGCCCGTCTGCACGCTCCACGCGTCAGGTCGAGTGCCGTTCATGCCGAAACCTCCCGTGGACTCTCGCACACCTGGTCGTAACGGTCGAGAAGCTTCGACTTCTTGTATGTGACGGTCTTGCCGCCCTGATAGTCGGCGCACCCCCCGTACAGTTCGTCGAACTTGGCCGTTCCAAGCTTGAAGAACCTGGCAGCTTCCTGCCTGTCGAAAATCTCCTCTTCGACAACAACCATCCTGTCTGTCAAAACCTGCTCCTATCTTGATTGGCCGTGAACGTCGGAAGCCCATTGGATGAACGCAGCCAGTTTCGATTCTGGAATCTCATACAATGTGCTCGTCTTGAGTCCATCCTTTTCAACGATTGACCCGCCTTTCCGATCATTGATACGGAAGACGCAGTGCCCACCCTCGTCAAGAACGAACTCATGCGGTGGCGCCGGAGGATTCAACAACGTCATGCCGCCACCTCCGCGTCAAGCGCCTTGTCCAGGGCGATCTCGCCAAGACGCTTGTGCAGCAGTGCCAACCCCTTGCGGGTTATGCGCACGGTGGGAGGGAAGGCGAACTCCGTGCCATCATCCTTGACTCCATGCTTTTGGGACATGACCATCACGAGATGACCGGCAGCGCAATGCTCTGCGGTTGCCCGCCAAGAGCCACCGGATTTGAAAATCCAGTTATGGTCGGCCATCCATTCGCGCAACTGTTTTTCCTTGATGGGGGTTCCGGCGTTCGACAGGACCTTTGCCGCGTCGCGGACAAGCAGCCTGTCTTCCACGTTCGTGAAATCATCAAGCGCTTGAGCCTTCGGTTCCAGTTCCCTGATCTGCGCGTCCTTGGCTTGGAGCTGCTGGTTCTTGCGTTCGATGGTCTTCTGCGCGACGAGCACGGCACGGGCCATAATGTCTTCATCGGAATCAGCATCGGAAACACGGATTGCGCCACCCTCGTTGAAATACTTGTCAAGGGCTTCGGCGGCTTCCTGCTGGTAGACGGTCACGTTGCGGCGGGCCTGTTCGTCGCTGAGTCGGTTCGTGTCGATGGTGGCGAGCCACATGGTCAACGTCTTGCGGCTGATTGCCACCATGTCACGTTGTTTGCCGTCTGCGCCAACTGTTCGTATCATACGAATGGTTGCCCATGGCGTTCTGTTGAGTCGTTCCCACTGTCCGTTGTATGCGATGCCGATGTTCTCGCAGATAGGTTTCAACGCAGTGTAGATTTCACCGTCATCGAACCTTTGAGCGATCATCGCACTCCCGTTGAACGGGACTTCGACGATATCGTTGCTCATTTGGTTGCCTCCGCGTAGAGAATGTCGATCATGTCGGTGGTGTTGTATTTGGCTTGGAGTTCCTTGGAGCCTCTGCGCATGGCTTTCACTGAATCTTCTGGAATGTTCACCGTTCCTGTGGTTCCGTCTTCCATATCATCGGGGATGAAGGTGGTGAACGTATCCTCTGGCAGTTTTGTGAGGAGGCTTAGCGCTTTAGTGGATAGGTACCCTTCTCCTCGCAGATTGTGCAGGTAGCCGTTGTTGGTGAGGTATTCGAGCTTCTGTTGTCTGGTTTCGTTTGGCGTGGTGATTTTCATTGTGGTTCCTTGATGTTGTGTGGTGTGGTTAGGCGGTTTGTTTGATTTGGGCGATTTCTCCGGGTTGGAAGCCGAATGCTTTGTAGAGTCCTATGAGCATGAGTGGTGTGCATTCGTTGGTTTTTTTGGCTCTGGCTAGGACGCTTTCGCTGACTCCTATTGCTCCGGCGAAGGCTTCGTCTGTTTTGAGGCCGCTCATTTGTTTGGTTCGGTCTAGGAAGCCGTCTCGGAACTGCATTTTGTATTCAGCCATCAGTGATTCCTTTCGCAACCTTGAATTTCTTTTTGCAACTTGTGGTTACATCATGCAACAGGTTTTTTTATTTCGCAACTCGCTCGGCGTGTTGACTTGCAACCGCTTTGGTTGCATAATGAAACCATGAATAAAGAAACATGGTTCAAAGAAACAGTCCAAGGCGACACCATCGCCGAAGTAGCCCTCAAAGCGGGAATCATCAAGACAACCGCTTGGAGGCAATACAACAATGCCCTTGGGTTCAGCGCCGAGAACGTCATTCTTATTGCACGCGCCTACCACAAGTCCCCTGTAGAGGCTCTGGTTGAGTTCGGATATATAAGAGCCGACGAGATGACCAGCGGAGAGACCGTCGCGAGATTGCATGACGCTTCGAATGACGAGCTGCTTCAGGAACTCGCACGACGTCTCAAGGAAAACGCTGACGCCGACTGGGTGAACAGTCCGATCATCTACCGTGAAGAGTTCGACATGGCCGCGAACGACGATCCGAACGCGAGACTCGAAGCCGAAACACCGGAAGACTGACGACAGCAACGAATATGGCGGCGGCATTCACTCATGATGCCGCCGCCTAATAATACGAAGGGAACAATGTCACGAATCACCATCGACGTTTTGGAACGCCAGGCCGAAGCCATAGGTTTGAAGGTTTTGGAATCCGATATTCCAGGCACTACCTGCGGCCTGTACTGCGACCGGCTGCGGACGATATGGCTTGCCGACTGGTTGAACGACCGGCAGAGGCTCTGCACCCTATGCCATGAGCTTGTGCACGCGAAGTATCGTGATCTCGGCTGTGGCACGCGGTTCGGCGCGAAGTGCGAGCGTAGGGCGCGACGCGAGACGGCGTTGACGTTGATAAGCCCGGCCGAGTTTGCCATATCCGAAGAGCTGTGGGACGGCGACACCTGGCATATGGCGGCGGAGTTGGACGTGACCATGCAGGTTCTCGCGGATTACAGGCAGATTCTCAAGGATGGCTTGTTTGCAAAACGCCCATGATTCATCAGCCGTCAATTGGATGGATAATCCTTGTTGAGACATATTGCAGGAGAGCAAGGAGGACATCATGGTTCCTATATTCGTTATCGCCGGTATCGCCATCGGTATGGCCGCGTTCGTTCTGCTGATCCAGATGGCCGTGCGGAACGGCATTCGCATGTCCGGGTTGATTGACTGGCGTACCCAATACGAGTTGGAACGCATCGACGATGCGGACGGCGGCAAGCCGACGTTGCACGAATTGTATGAGATCGCGGCCAAGACCGATTCCGCACCAGATGCCATCGAGCGGAATGTGAGGGCGAAGGCTCTGGACTATATCGAGTCGCGTAATTCCATCCATGTGCGAAATTGTTGGATTGTGATTGGAGTCGCTGTCGGCGTATGCTTCCTGGCTATGATTATCACTCTCGCCAGCAGTCCTATGTGAATCATGTTTTTCTCGTGCCCGTCTGTTTTGTTGCAGGCGGGTTTTTCATGCCCTTTTTCTGACCGTTTGTGCTTTTTAATTGGCAAAATCATGGCAAACGCACAATGTAAGAAGAATGTATAACCATGTACATACTTATATACATGTAACTGGAGCTACACCGACAAACTATCAGTATCTACTACCCGACAGTAGTTGTAATTATATCCATGTGTAGAGTTAGAGTTATAGGCGAAAGTAGCAAAAAGCCCTTGCCGCTCTCGAACAGCGACAAGGGCAATCGGAAAACCAGTTTGCATAGATTCTCCGTGCATCAGCATAGCGCTAGGCATGGAGGGAAAGACACGTGGAAAATATGGGCTACAAGAACATGCAAGCCGTATACGACGTCAACCGTGCCGGACGCATGGCGATACGACGCGGCGACAACATGACCCTCAACAAGAACGCCGAACTCGTCCTCATGTTCATGGCTTCGCAAACATACGATTGGGATAGCGAGAACAATTGTCCTCCAAAGAAACTCATGGATAAGAAAGTGCCATGCCGCTACTACACGCTTGGATGGCGTGCTATCTCAGACTCGCTTGGAATGGTGATGCTCACTCCCGAACAGGCGATGGGTGGCAATGCGGAAGCGAAGATGAAGACCCGTGAGAACAGCATCCAGAAAAGCATCAGCGACGCTTGGGTGTTCCTGCGTGATCGCGGCATCATTAAGACCATCGAACCTGCTTCGCTTGGCAAGAACGCTGGGTTTCTACTCCTACTGGGCGACGATGCGGAGAATGCCGCAGTGGAACGATGGGCCAGGGAGTGCCTTGGCGTCTGA